TTCAAAGTCTGCTTCGTTTAAAACTTTCTGCTCATCACTTAACGGATCATATATCTTATAGTAAGGACGTTTGATTTTACTATAGCGTTCAAACAGTTCTAACTCACGCTCATCAGTAATAGTGGTCCCGCTTATACGCCTTTTTAAGGTAACGTCTTCACTCTTAAGGCTATAGCGTGATTCTGATACTATATTGATATAATTCGTTTCTGTTGCTTCACGTATATGCTCTTCAAACTCAGGATATGTTTCTATAAGCTGTGTCTGGGATATTATCTTACCCACAATGATATGTGCAGCATCTCTGGCAAAAGGATCTTTGGAGCTGGGGTCTATATACAATTCCAGAGGGTCAATAGATTTTAACTTAACTTCCCCAGCCCCAAAATCAGCATCTGGGTCAATATGTGCCATCATAACGCCCATACCCTTCACATAATAATCATCAATAGCCTGTTTTAGTTCAACATTGCCACTGGAGTGATCCCAGATGTAAGCCATCAGGTCAGAGAACATCTTACCAACCTTAGCATCGCTATTCTCTCTCGCTGTGGACTGAAATTTTGGACTATTGGATGTGAGCATAGCCTTTGCCTGCTCAACTGCACTATATACTACATTAACAACCAATGGCTCTTGTGCTCTCTTCCTGAGAGCTGATACTTGATCATCTGTCCATTGCTTGCCGTTGCGGAACTCATTGTCCTCAACTGCCTGCTTTATCCAGTTCTGCCTTGCAGACGAATAGTCTGAAAGCAAATCATGGGTTAGCTGTACTTCTTCTGTTTTAGTCTGATTACCTTGCAAAGTATGTGGAAAGGGTTGATTGACTAATTAATCAGTACTTAAACTCTTACTTTAAGTAAAAGTTCCTAAATTAAGCTATCTTCCAGCTTATATCCTGATCTTCCCTGTAAGTATAATTAATTTTTCTTTCTTTTGCAATAGTTTTGTGATTAGGAGTATAACATTTCTTCATAGCATAGAACAACCCGTCTAAAAGGTCATCATGCTTACCCCTAGGATAAAGTAAAAGCTCATCAACCATCTCTGGCAGATCATTTTGGATGAACATCTTCTTCTGTGCAAAATAAGGCTGCATAGTCTCAAGCCTTGATGATTTACTTGTTCTTGGACTCTCTTTTATCTCTAAGCCCGATATGAAGATCTTTTCTTCATCGCATCGCTGCCGCAGGTATTCTCTAAGCATCTCCTGATAGCCTACACTCTCTACCCTGACCTTTACAGGCTTAAATAGTTTGAAATATTCTATAATGTTTTCAGCAAGCTGCATGGGAGTTGCCCTTTGGCGGTAATACTGGAGAATATACCTGTTATTGTTTTCGTCTACTGCAACAGGCATGATTACAGAGTAATCTGCCGTCTTGCGTACCGAAGAAGCAGGGTCAACCCCCATGAAGACATTGACAGGGAACTCTTTATCCCCATCTGTTAAATAATGCTTATCGCTATTGTCAAACTTGAGCTTATAGTTATGATGCTGAATATATTCCTGTTTAAACAACTGGTCCTCATCGCCAGTGATCCAGCACATATATTCCCTATAAAAGACTGAAGTTCTGCCTATGGAATCCAGTTCTTCCTTCTTTTCCTTTAGTTTCGATATTGGCTGCCATTCCTCCCATAGAGCTTTGTTGCCATCCAGATCAGGGCTGAAATGCATATTCTTCCACCCCTTCATATCCTTTAATACCTCTACCATGCATCTCTGGTGCTGTGGAGTGCCAATGACACATATCTTACCCTTCTGAGGATCCAAAGATGGTACAGCACTCTGCAGTAGCCATCTAAGATTCTGCTCCATAGCCTCGGCTGTCTTGGTGTTGTTCTCATCTTCAGGGTCATCAACTATAATCAGAGTGGGACGCTGTGAACCAACCTTAATGCCACGCAACTGCTGTCCCGTACCCTTGCAGATAATCATAGAACCGTCTTTAAGCTCTATCTCGCTCTTAGCCCATTGTCTTGCACTGTGCTGCCCCCAGTACCCGTAGATCTGCCGGAAGGAATCACTGTACTCTATGGTGTCCTTGATTGTGCCAAGGAGCTTTATGGCATGATCTTGGGTACGGGAGACTAACACAATAAGCTTTGCCCCACTATGGTTCATGATATGATAAAGGGGATATACACCTCCAACAATAGAGGATTTAGCATGACCACGTGGGGCAATGATATTTGCCTGCTTGATATCGTCATCCATCAGGACATCGGCTATTTGGTAATGAAACTCTGGGGAAGAGGCTGAAAACATGTTAGGCATAATCACCTTGCCGAACATGATCATATTGTCTTTCAGCTTTCGCCTGATATATGACTTATCTTCTTCCATTAATCACATTCATCACTATACTGTTCATAATAATAACCCAGATCCTCCATCTCACGGAGTGTATCTATGGCTAACTTTGCCATATACTCGGGATTGCCGTTATGCATGACTGCCAATACATGAAATGCACTTACAGCTATCTGTAACTGCTGATCCCTGAGATTATCTTCCGTAATACCGTTATATTGTTTCTCAACTTCACTCAGGGGCTTCATGTTCTTCGCTCTTACGCTGCAGGGTAAGACGTTTATCTTCTTTTGCTATAGTATCGGCTATCTGTTTAGTCATATCCACCTGTATCGTGTCCGTTATCATCTTCTTACTAGGCTTCATCTCCAGTAAGTCCATTAAATAGTCGTTTGCCTTTAGAAAATTGTTTACATCACCCTTACTTTCTGCCATATGAAGGGCACGGAGTACATTATCAACTGCAAGCTCCTTATTTACACCCTTATCCTTTAGCAATTCCTTTAGTTTTTTCTCTATCATACGCTTTGCTACCTTTTGTTTTAGAAATCTGCGTACCGTTGCTGCCGGGATCTGTTGATCCGGTCTATATATTTTCCCAAGAGTATCAAAGTCCACCTTTCCAGAACTAAGCAGCATATGTGCGTAAGATGCAACAGTATTCTTAGCCCTAGTAGTGCCAGATTCATCCTCATCCCATCTCCTCTTAGGGTTGGTCTTGCTATATACTCCATATTTGTGATTTCTCTCAAATAATATTTTGGAGAATCTGCTGACCCAGCCCACTCCGCAGGTTAGCTTTACAAATGTCTTAGTATTGCCATGCTTGTCTGTATAATCCCTGCGGTCATAGCATTTGGATACATAATCGTCATCTGTGTATGCCCAATCGCCATCATACGCCTCTTTCCAATATATTATAACAAGCCCTCGCTTGGCTGCCTCAGCTTTTGTAAATATGTCGTATTTACCCGTTTTTCCGTTGATTCTGCGTTTTATTTTCATAAAAGATTTAAGTGTAGCTACTCTAAAGTAGCAGAGCTATTTATATATAGCTACTCTATTATTATATAATAATAATAGTACTACTTTAATCCATACTCTTTTTTGGAGGCGGCTCTACACCTAGATTTTGAGCTACTATACGGCTGATTATATTATATTCAGCATCAAGCTCCTCTGTGTTGGCATCTAGCTTACTTACAAACTCCTTGTACTGCTTCTCTGTCATTGTACGCTTCTCCCAAGCACCAGTTTCTAGATTAAACACCTCGTATTTCCGCTTCGCTTTAGTCTTCATGTTACACTTTAAGTTAAGTACTCTATAATACCACTACAAGCTGGAATAGTTCCAACACTCCTTTAGAAATTATAACGAGAATGCGTGTGAGAGGAACGTAGAGTACCTACCCCCCGTTAATTCGGGTTGGGTTGGCTTAACTACGTTGAGTTCAGTTAATTGAGTTGAATTGAATTAACTCAATGTGTTCACTCGCTACTCTCACTCACTCAGAGCACATATATCCACGCATGTGCGACCCTTTATCTAATCCTTACACATCACATCTGTTACATGCTACTATGTATCTCCTCTATCTCTGGCAATTAAGCCACATATAAAGGAGTATACTATGCTAATTAACTACATAAGAAACACAATATCTTACTTACTCATAGCAGTAGCATGGGTATGTTTCATACTATTAGTCTCACACATTACTGTCCAATTGGTAGTATCAGTACTATAATAGATCAGCCCTGCTTGTCAGGGCTTTTCTTTTCTTCTACACCACCGAGTAGCAACAATGATCTTTCTCCTCTATTTGTGCTGGGTTAAATCCCCCAGTTTTGAAGAAAGTAAAATCGTGTCGAGAAATAGTTAATTGAAGGTATACCGATTATTTCGAAGTGCCATGATGGTAGGTAGCTCCTACCACTTTCTTCATTATTTTAGGCTAATCTACAGTCGCTCACATTCTTTTCAAGATTGATTATAAGCCGACTGTAGTAGAGCCTACCATCTTTCTCCTTTATTTTTGGCAACTATGCCATTTAACACTAAACATGGAGTAACCCATGAGTATAAATACCTACTGGAAAGGAAACCAGAAGATGTATTTCGAGAATGGTCTTGGCATTAGTTTGATATTAAATCATATAAATGAAAGACATGAAATATTAGTTATTCAGAATCCATCTACACCTGATGATAAACTTGTGGCTCCAAGATATTTTACAGATCCTCTACTTAAAGCAATAGCTGAAGTACTTAGTGAACTATCAAGTTTTGACGCATATGCTTCAACAGTTGGTGCTCCTCATGATTATGGACTATTTGAGTACCTAACAGATCAAGATGTCTTAATAATAATCAATAGAATATCTAATATAAATAGTTTAGACATTATAGCATCTCGGATTTAAACCATTAACCCTTGGAGAGTCATACTTATGTGTGGCTCTCCTTTATTTTTGGCAACTCTGCCATTAACAATTAAACATAGGAGTAATTATGTTTAAGTCACTTAAATCATTCCTCATTAACCTTGGCTGGTTCACCGTAGGTGTAACTGCCATAGCGGTTGAAGAATCTTATAAAGCAGGTAAAATCGTTGCTGATGCCGTCAAAGACGGAGATCCGCAAGAGTATGCCCGCTATCAGGTCACCCGTTTTAGATGCAAAGAAACTGACCATCAAAACTGTTGTAATATGATCTAAACCCGTAGCCTTGACACCTATTTAGAGTCTGATTCAGACGTAGGTGCTTGGCTACACATACATGGAGTAAAACATGTACACTCAAATAACATTAAAAAATGGCTTAACAATAGTCAACTTTTCCTCACCTCATCCATTTACATTCACAACAGGCGAAATACTGCCAGCTTGTGAACCAGAATGGTCAAAAAAGATGTCTTTAGACGTTTATGAAGAATCTACTGAACGCAGAAAAACCAATGATTACAATCATGGTATGATAGAAACTGTCGGTCTTTGGAGCGACACTAAAATATCAGTAGGGATACCTGACGTAGTTCGTAAGAATTTACTTCTTGTACAAACTAAATTAGACATCGACATTGTCCTTGTTTCATTTATGCTTCTTAAAGCCCTGAAAGACTGTGATGTCTATTGGGGAAAGAAAGATCTAAGTAATGGAAGATATCACCATCACGATAATATTTGGAAATGCCGAACAATTCGCTGTGCAGATCGAATCACTAAAGAGATCTATCCAGATAGATTCTGTATTTAATTAACCTTGGAGAGTCATACATTTGTGTGGCTCTCCTCTATTTTTGGTAATTACTTGGTTCGATAGTACGCTCTGATATAACCGTAATAATCGATTAAATAGTGTTGAATGATACACAGCCTATAAATTTTTAATAATAACAACAAAGGAGTCACTCATGACCAAAGCACAAAAAAGGCTCAAACGAGCAAAAAACAAAAAAAAGAACTTAAATGTTCAACGTTCTCATCAACAATATAAAGAAAGTCCTAAAAGACCAAAAGAAAGGAGTCACTCATGACTAAAACAAATAGAATATCTAAAACAAATAAAGAACTGTCCAAGCAAATGGGATGCACATCTCGGCAAATATCTAAATCACGGAAACGTGGTTGGATATGGAAAGACGGACAGAAAATAAAATATAAAGCACCATTACCAGTGCAATTATAATAGGTTCAAATCCTACCACACTCACAACTGCTTCCTCTATTTCTGGGCATTATGCCCAGTTATAGGGGAT